TGCAGCTCTAACAGCGTCATCAAATTCTCGGTAGTCTATGCCAGCCCAATGTGCTATTTTTTGTTGGTCAACTTTATACTTCATCTTTTTCCAAAGTTCTAAAGCTGCCTTTATTCTTCCTCTATCTGTAGTCCATCTTTTAAAATCTCTCATTGAAAGCTCATCAAGTTGTTCTTTGACGGCTAATGATTTGATTTCATCATCTGTTACCTTACCATCTTCCAATATCTCTTTAAGTTTTTTATAAAGTTTTTGGTAATGGTACTTCTCTAGGTATTTGTAGATTACATTTTTTGGTAATTTATGTTTCTTACCAAATTTTCTAATCTCATCTGGTGACATATCATTTGAAAAAGCAGCGTGTCTATCTGCCATTGTATCGTCACCAATTTTTACTAATACTTTAATACCTTCTTCAATCTCTTCTAGTTTTTTATTAATTAGTTCTTGCAAGTCTGCAATGTCTGTTGGTTGCAAACCTGTAAGTTCTTGATAGTCAATCAGGTCTCTTTGTAATTCTCCTGTGACTACATCTATTTCCTGTACTTTTCTTTGGAATTCTTTTTCGTATTGGTCTTTATCAAACTCATCACCTGTTGGTTTTCTTACCCAAGAATTTGATTTAATGTCAAACACACCATCAGCCATCTTATCATTTTTTGCCTTCAATTCTGGATCTGTAATGACATAATAGTTAATTGGATGTTTTGTACCTGGTATCAATTTGCCATTTATACCTTTTAAACCTTTTGCAATTTTTAATCTTACTTCGTCTCTTTGTGCTTTTGGTACACCAAATAATACATTGACATCCAAATCAGCGTCATCACGGTATCTCTTTGTAAGAATAGAACCAATTAAACTATGCTTAATTACAGGTGCCTCATCATTGAATTTTTTAAGCTGATTATTAATCATATCCAAAACTACCTTTTTAAGTTTTGGATTTGGAGTATCAGCTTTATCAAACACACCTTGCGAGTATGTCTTTCTTGGTATATCAATAATACTTTCTTTAAATGTTTTTATCATTTTCTTTTTAACATTCTTTCTTTTGCCATCCATCTTTTTGCAATATAACTTTGAATTGGTGCGTTCAATTTTTGTCTAACTATCTTGGAAGCTTTACTCATTGTTAAAGTTACCAATTCGGATTCAGACCTGTTATTGTCCACAATAATAAAATTACTTGAACCAAACAATCTTTGAAACTGACCCATATTACTTTGCACCGTTTCCCAGGACTTTTTTAAATAAAATTCTGGTACTTGTCTGCCTCTTCCTCTATTTCTTTCTAACGCAACATCTAAACTTGTATTAACAAATATCATATGACAATCATAACCTAATTGTTTTAATAAAGCCACTTGACTAGATATAAGAGCATAATCTCTACCTGTTGCGTCAACTACCAAACCTAATCTACCTTTTACATACAAATCTAATTGTCTACTTGTTATCGCTTTAGCTCTACCTCTAATTAAATTTCTAAAATACTCTTCACTATCTGGCATAGATAAAGATAAATTTACCTGTCTCAACATTCTTTCAAAGTGATTATCAGAATTTACTAACTTCAATCCTAAACCAGCTGTGACAGAATTAGTCACAAAAGTTTTACCTGAACCAGGTCCACCTGCCAGAAAAAATGCTTTGAATATTCCTGGATCATATAAACCTTCACTTAATATTTGAGCAACGTGTTTCATTACCACCCTTTAGGCAATGTAAAGTTTGCCCTACTAAAATCTAATCTATCTACTAACTTAACAGCACCTGCAGCTCTATCTACTGCAACATAACCTTCTGGTGCCGTCACTCTATAACCATTTTTTGTTCTTATAAAATGTCCAATACTGGATATCTGTGCCAATTTTTGTATCAATGTATTCTTGGCATTAGCCAAAGTTATATGACTTGCGATTGCAAAATACAATGATGATTTATTTCTATCTATAAATTTTAAACCATCAGACTTTGCTTTAATATATTGTTCTTTACCTCTTTCGGTTTTTCTTGCGTCTATTTCTTGTTGCAACATATTTTCATAGTAGTCTCTAAACATTTCTTGCATTTGTTTTACTTTACCCATATCACCTTTGGTATTTTTAATATAATAATTAAAGAAACTTTTTAATCTATAACCTACTGATAAAGGTTTACTTGAATTCTTTTCCATTTCATTTAATATAGTTGAAGCCTTATGTAAAGAACCTTCTGCCATTCTTATTTGTGCGTCAAATCTAGTTAATTCACCTGTAGTAAATGTTGAAGCACCAGTTGTATCTTTATAAGCAGCGTCTGCTAAAAATATGGAAGAGGTACTTGACCTGCCTGATATAGTTCCAAAACCAGCAGATAATCTATCCATAGTTTTACCACTATAAGATGTATGAAAAACAATACCTATTTTTGCTCTTGATATTTTTCTACCAAGACCAGAAGAAGCTGGTACTGCATATGTAATTGTATTTGGAGTAAAGGTAATCATCTTCTCACCATTAATAGTATCTCCTCCTAAATCACCTTTAGTAAATAGTAAATCACCTTGTAAGATACCTTTAATACCTAACTTTGATAATTCTCTTAAACATACTTGTAATTTATTAACAAGGTTACCGTTATGGTTTTTACGGATATCACCTGTAGAGTAATTGATTTTTGGTTTTACATTGAAGATTGATTTGGTACCGACAAAGAATTTGCCGTTTTCTGGATTGATTCCACATATGACAGCAGGAGCACCGTCCCATTTGACAGACATATTCATCTTGCCACTTGAATGGCCAGCTAACATATCTCTTGTTGCTTTTAAAAAGCTAACAGCGTTCTCTCCGCCTTTAGAACCTCTATTGATTATGTCATCTTCTAGGTGTTCTAGGTGTGTGTTCGTGGTTTTTGTAAAAAACCCTTTGAAACTAAAAAATTCGTTTAACATTTATTCCTCATTAACATCCATTAATATAATATTTCAACTAATCCATCAACAAATCATATAACTATTTATACCCTAATATACTTTTGCAAACGGTCCAAAGTTATATATCTGACCTTTCTTTTGTGCAAAATAATAACACAATGTTAAAAATACGGTAAGGTTATCAGTATTCTTGGTTTTGTTTGCTCTTAATTTGGCCAAAATCCATACAAAATCTACCATCTGTTGCATTGAGGCATTCTTTCCGTGTAGACCCACTTTTCTATATGAATCTTTTAAATTGGCAACAAACTCATCTAATGCTGTTGAGTTTAATTGTTTTGCTTTAAACATCTTCTTAATAAATTTTACCTTTGCTTCCCAATTTCTCTCTACTTCTGCGTCCCATTTTTTCTCTAAAAGGACTCCTTGTGGCATTTGTACATTTTCAGATACCATTTTATTTTTTACTTTCTTATTAATTTGCTCTTTCAACCACACTTTTAATTGGTCTTTAGGTACTTTACCTAAAAATGCAGCTGCAGGTCCAACAGGTAAAAATTCATAAGTTATATTTCCTATACCTGAACCAGTATTCGATTTGAATCCTAATTTATATGCTCCACGAGGACCATCATCTACATAAACCTGGGAAGTTTTTGATGTAAACCCACTAGACTTCTTATCATAAGTACAATCTAAATCTATTGTTTTAAACTTAACATTAGGAAGTTTTTGGTCTTTAAGTTTTGTTTGTAAATTAAATTCTTGGTATTTTAAAGTTTTACCATCTGATTTCTTTAAAGATATACCAACTATATCTTTCTTACTATATGCCTTTTTTAAAAGAAGATTTATGTCCCTAATAGATTGATATGGATCATCAGCATACTTACCTTCATCTAAATTTTCTTTTATCTTATCAAATTTCTCAATATATTCTTTTTGAATTGTTAGACTTTTTATTAACCAAATATCAGCAGGGTTCCAAGAATCTTTTTTACTATATAAATTCAAATCTTTTACAACTAGTTTACTAATATAGTCCATAAAATTTCCTGGTTCTTCATATAAGTAAACACCATAACTTGAATTTGGAAATTTACCTACTTTTCCTATTTGTTGAAACTGCAACTCAAAGTTTGACCACCAATCTTTAAGTTTAGGTAGGTCTGGAAATATTTTTTTTATTGGAGAATTTTTAGCGTGGAACATTTCAGCAAATGATTTCCAAGTTTTTGTATTATCACCTAATACACTCTTAATTATTAACAAGGTTATTTTTTCTTGCTGATGTGTTTCTATTTTGATTGTTTTGGTACTGAATACAGATTTTTCTATTTCAGTCCAACCTAAACCTTCAAATTTTTTATCTCTCTTTTCAGGTTTAAGGACTTCAAATTCATTTTCTTTAAGCCAAGGTTGTAATTTTTTAAATTGACCTTTGTTAACAAGACTTTTAAACTTATCGAAGACACTATTTTTGGAAATATCTATTGTATAACTCTTTCCATCTATAGCCCTTACAAGACCTTTATTGATAATAAATTTATCAACTACTTCGGCCCCATATTGTCCAACTTTATCGTATGAAAACTTTGACATCTATCTCTCCTATAACATATTTATATGAGAGAGTCAAGCCACTATCTACTAGCTTTTATACAAAGAAATTTTGGTATGCCACCATTAGTTTGCCATACCTTGTTTTTGTTTTGAAATCTAACTAATGCTGAAGCGTCTTTTTCAAAAAAGTATTCAGCAACTATCTGCTTGGTAGGGTGTTCAATAACTCTCCATAAAATATCTTTACCCTTTTTAAACATACGCTTACGGTATGTTAAAGGAGTATTTCCATTTCTATTACCTGGTCGTCTATCACCTTTATGAAATCTTACTTTTTGTTTACGGTATTTTCTCATAATTTAAATTCAGAAAACTTATCATAACTATCGTCAGGTTTTTCTTCTGTTTGATTTGAGTCTACTATGTTCTGTGCTTTTTGTTCAACATCATATAGTCTCATCTTTGCTCTATCTACACCTACTATAAATGCTCTGTTAATACTAGGGTCATTATATCTATTCTTTAATTGTTTAATCTTCATTTGACCCAATGCTTCTAACTCTTCATTTGAAATAAGAGCAAACATAAAGTCAGCAGTAGCGGGCAAACCAAAAGACTCACTAGTATCCTCCAGACCAATGTCCGTTGAAACAAATCCTGCTCTATTAGTTTGTGTCGCACTAAATATGGGTAAATTAAACTCAACAGCTAAACCTCTCAATTCTTCAGCGATGGATTTTACCATTGTATAGGTGTTAATATTTGCACCTCTAAATCTTGCTGATGTACAAATATTTAGGTAGTCTATAAACATTACATCTGGTTTAAAACTTTTCTTTAATGCTAATTCATTTAACAATGCCCTAAAATGTCCTGCGTGAGCAGCCGCTGTAGGGTATTCTTTAATGATTAATTTACCTGATGTTTTTTCATTTAATCTTTTAACTTTATCATCATACAATTGTTTTGGCATAACGTGTAAGTCTGCCATAGAAACATCTAATAAGTTTGCGTCTATTCTTTCTGCAATTCTTTCCTCCGCCATTTCTAAAGTAATGTATAATATATTTTTACCTTGTAATAAAAATGATGAAGCTGTATGACACATATATAAAGACTTACCAACACCTGTACCTGCCAAACATATATTCAAAGTTTTTGGAGGGACACCACCTTTTGTTGCCTTATTCATATATTCCAAATCAAAAGCTAATTGCTTTTCTTTAGTGTGGTAAAAATCGTATCTTGATTGTGAATCTTCTATGTAATCGTGTCCAATATGTGTATCAAATGATACTGCTAATGCGTTTGATAAGATACCAGGTATTGCCTCTGGTGTCCTTGTCTTATCTTTCTTATCTAATATTTTAATACCAGTTAATACTGCATTGTGAACGGCACGACCTTTACAAAACTTTTCAGTTGTATCTAACAACCATTCTTGGTCAACCTCTTCTTTGTTTAAGGTATCAACTAACTCTTTAACGGACTTATAATCATCTTCTCTTATATCTTTTCTGTTATTAAGTTCAATGATAATTGTCTCTTTGGTAGGAACATTTTTATATTCTAATACAAACTCTTCTATCTGTTTGAATAAAATCTTTTCAATAGGGTGGGAAAAATAATCCTCTTTGATAAAAGGTAATGCTTTACGAACATAAGGCTCATTATAAAATAAATTTCTTAATATAGTTATTTCAATTCGCTCATTCATAAACTACCGTACCCTCTTTGACTTGTCTGTCCATAATTTCTACTAATATATCTCCAATATAATCTACAAACTCTTGATTGTCAAGCAAATCAAGGTCATTTGGATTTCTCATAACGGTGTAATCAAACTTCAAAGGCATTTCGCCTGCTTTATTTTCTTTGCCAGCAAAACCGACTTTACCATACTTGTATATTACATCTTTAAATCGTTCATCTGTAATTTTGATACAAGTATGGTCGTCTTTCTCGTTCTGAGCATAAACGTATTGGAGTTTATTCTGTTCCGTAGGAGAATTTCTTTTTGGTGTGTTCATCAATCTTTTTCAATACTTCCTTTGTAAAATACTTTTCAGGATTCTCATAGATATTTTTGCCAAATACTTTTGAACCATCTGGCATTTCATATCTTGTGGATACCTTTTTAAATAAATCTATTTCTTCTGCTAATTCTAATAAGCCATAATATTTGTCCAACCCTTTATCATAGGTTAACATAACATCTATCATAGCATTCTCTTTTGTTATTCTTGATTTATAATTTTTACAATGTATTATATTACCAACTACTTCTGTTCCTTCTTTAAACTTTTTCTTGGAAAGGTAGATGATTGATGAAGCAGCGTACTTTAATCCGTGTCCGCCACCCATTTCTTTTTGTGGAAACATTGACCC